TTGCAAAACCTGTATTTTCCCCAAGTTCAGTGTCGCAATCTTGAGTAAGGGTTACTGTAGTAATAATCGGTCCGCAGTCTTCAGGGCAATTGATATATAGGTCTTTTTTAGCATTACAACCATTAGCATCAGTAACTGTAATGGATATTATTTCTCCATTTTCAACCTTTTCACCATCTGATCCGCCTGTTATGATATATGGAGCTTCACCACCTGAAACATTTAATGATAAAAATGCATAACCTGTATTTAAAGTTTCACCTAATTCAACATAGGTTTCACAAGTGTAATCTAATTCTATATTTATATTTACATTTTCACAAGTATCACCTGTACTTCCAGTGATACAAAGATAATCGTCAAAACCAAAATAGTTTTCAATAGTGGTATCTCCACTTGAATTAGTACTAAATTGAACTAATTTTCCAGAGAAATATCCATCTCCACTGCCACCTGAATATCCAAAGGTTTCTCCAGAATATATTGAAACACATTCAACATTTCCAAAGTTAAAATTTAAATAGTCATCTATACTTGAAAATGGCTCATTAAGACATGTATCTGATAAAGTATTACACGCAATTGTCACACCTGATGGTGGAGCTACATCTGTATCACTTACGCCTCCTAATGTATATTTTTTATACACATGTTTTGGCATGTGAAAAACATTATTTTTCAAGGTGTATTTTGCTTCATTCCAAATGGAAGTTGCAGGTATCAATTGTTTTGCTGCGCTATACCAATAATCACCAGTTTTATCAATAATTTCCAATCCATAAGAATAATCCAATGCTTTCGTTGGGGCACAATCAAGTCCATCCAAATATTGCTCATAAATACTTTGGAGATAAGGGTACTGTCTTATGAATTGTCTACCAATAACATTTATAGATTCAAATTTGATTCTATTCATTGTTAAAGTAGTATATCTTTGGTCTATATTAGCAAAAAATTTGCTGTAATAGCTATAGTATTCTAAAACATCTGATTCAATATATTTTACAGGGTTAATTGTCAATTCTAATTCTTTAGTATTGAAAATTAATCGAGAATCGTAGTCTTGATAATTAGTTTCTTGCCCTTGATAATCATAATTTCTATTCAAAGATTCTTCAGTATAAACCCAGGACTTTTTATTATCTATAACTTTATCTAATTCAAATCCGTATTTACTTGGGATAATAACACATCTCTCTTGATTTATTGTACATAATTTTGAAAGTTTTAAATTATCAATGTATGTGCATAAACCAAAATCGAAGTTTTGAAAGTTTAAATTAAATCTGACAAAAGTTTGTACCAAATCAGAATTCAAGATAAATGTATATCTTTTCCAAGATTTTTTAAATCTTTCTTCTATTACTGATTCCGAAGGACAATCAATACCTAATTCTGTTGAAATAAGTTGATTTATAAATTTACAATCTTCTGCATTACCATAGGTTCCAATTCCATAAGGAACTGTTTCTTGATCAAAAGTAAATAAATTCTCATTCTGTATTAAAAGATAAGAGGTCTCACCTGAATACTGAATAGTACCACCTGTATATTCAAAAATCCTATTTTCTTCATTTGTTAAAACGTGTGCTTGTGCATTTATTGTTAGTTCTGACAATACTTCTAAGATTGTCCTTGTATCATTATCCAGATAGTCTATAAGTTTACCACATTCAATTTCTGCCATCAAATCAAACTCAATAAGGTACTGGCAATTTGGTTCAACAACAAAGGTTTCTCCTGAACTGTATCCAAAGTCTAATACAATATTTATATCACCGCATTCACAAGAACCATCATCAATAACTGCACTTGAATCATAATTTATTGCTAAAGCATTTGTACACCCAGATTTGAAAATACAAGTTCCATTATTAAATGTAGCTAAAGGGTTATAATTTACTGCTAAAGGATTTGTACAACCGAATACAGGCTTTAATGTACCACAACTACCATCATCTACATTTGCATTTGGATTATATTCATAATATAGCGGATTAGTACAACCTGAAATAACTTCGTATCCTTGAACCAATTCATTACAAGTTGAAATATATTCAAAAGGATTTGGAGTTAGTAAAACATGTGTACATTTTTTCTCATAAAAACAATCGCCTACCCTAATTTTAACTAATACATCTACAACGATATTATTAGGTTCATTAGAAGGATAATAGAAGTTGAAGCTTAAAGTTTCTCCAGTTGAAGTAAGTGGTTGTATTTCAGTGATGGGTTCATCATCTAAATCAACAACTGGTAATTCTCTGATTTGACTTACAATAACCTCGCCTGATATAAAATCTCCATAAGTATTCAATACTTCAACATATACCTGCCCATCTAACAGCCCATTTATTGTATCTGGAGTGCTATCATAGTTTACTGTTTGTACTATTCTTAAATTACTTAGGCAAGACATTATGGTAAAGGGGATACTAAATATGTGTCATCGTCATAATCTCCAAGTTGTCTTGGATTTACTTCAAGATTAAATTGTCGTTCATACTCACATCCATCTACAAATATTGCACGGACTGTAATAGTTAAAGGAATATTTGAAGGTATACTTGAAAATGCAGTACATAAAGGATAAAAATCTAAATCTATAGTCCTTACGCCTGTTAAAGAATTGAATGTTGTTACAACAGGGGATCCTCCTATAAATGGATTTGCATTATTACCAGTGACTTCTACAGTCAATATAACTTCATCAATAATATAACCAAATGGAACAGGATCTAAATCGTATACTACATTTACTTTACCAGTACACTCTTCCAAAGAAACACTTGTGGTTTCTAATGAAGCTGTAATTGATATATCTTCAGTGCATGGATTTACTTCTGGTAATGGACAGTTTATATAGATAGATTTAGTTAATGTACAGCCTATTTCATTGGTAACTGTTACCGTAACTGTATCTCCACCATTAACCGCATCTCCATCATTTACACCTGTAATATTTGTACCTGTAAAGCTCAATGAAAGCATTGCAGTTCCATCATTTCTTCCGAATTCATCAAGATAGCAAGTATATGACAAATCTATATCCAAATCATTATCAAGACAAGGATCTGGGCAATCAATATAAATCTCATATACATCTGAAGAACACCCATTTGAATCTACAGCATAAATACTATATGTTTCACCAGTAGGGACAATTTGACCATCGATAGCACCAAAAATTTCATAAGGGGGAGTTCCACCGTAAACATCTATATTTAGTTCAGCCGTATCTCCTGTTGGTGAACATTGATACCATAAATCTAAAATAATATCTGTACAACCTGTGAATATTGTTGGCATCACACAGATTTTAACTACATTATCTGAAATTGGTAGTGGGCATCCGCATTCATCCAAAAAGATTTCTGGAAGAGGATCTGTTATAGTTTCACCAGAAAATTCAAAACATTCTCCAGAAAAAAGGTTTTCATTTACTACTGAATAAGATAACGTAGAACCAGTCCCATCAAAATCTTGTTCAAACAAAACTTTATAGTTATTGATTTCTTCATTATAAGTTACCGTAGAACCTGTAAAATTCGTTGGAAATAAATTGACGTACTTATAAAAGTAAGATGTACCTCTATCTAATTCACCATATCTTTGGAAATAATCCTGTTCATTATTTTGTAAGAACTTAGGATAACCATTCTCATCAATAGGTAAAGTTGTTATATCAAAATCTGCATCAGGGCTAAATAAAGAATAATAAAATTCTAATTTTTGAACATCCACAGGTTTTTTAGCCCTAATAACATATTCATTAAAATCAACAATATTTCTTGGTATCCCAAAGAAATTTAAAATGTATTCTACAGCATTTCTGGTTCCTTTGGATTTAAAAACCCATGAAGAATTTAAAGCCAATAGTTTTAAAAGTTCATTAGGAATTGGAGGATAGGATTCTAAATCCCATCCAAGAGTTTTTACATACTCTGATAACAATGCATTTGGAACAGAATCGTAACCTGAATATGTGACAGTATTTAAATATCGCACACCTTCAGTATAAAGATTTAATTTATCAAACTCTCTTCCATAAACAATCAATAATCGGTTGATTTCACCATAAGTTGGGAATGCAGAATTTAGATCTTCAAGAGTAACACTTTGAACTGAATCAGGAACAAACTTTCTCATAAGAATGTTACCTTCATTCTCATCAAACTTACCAGCATATTCCAAAAGCTCGCTCAAATAGATTTCATAATTTCTACCTGAAATATCTAAATTATATGCATCTGCCTTTGGAAATTTTAATGATAAAACGTACTCTAATATCAATCCACCATCAACTTCTCTTTTTGCATTAAATAATGCTTCGTAATCAGAATCCCTATCCAAAAGATTTTCTTCAAACTCTTCTAAAGAATCATAAAACTTTACAATTTCTGATTCGATTGGCTTTATATAAAATTCTTTGGAACTATTGCCAAAATCCAATGGATTACCAGAAATTTTTATTTTTACTAAATCATTACTGCTTCTTTCTGATGGTGTAAATTCAAGTATAGGATAAGCAACTCCATCTATTATAACTTCATACTTATTAAAATTTTTACTAAGATTTCTTAATTCTGGAATTCTTTCGTCACTAAATTTATAATTTGGATTATTTTGATAATAAATTTCAAAAGGATTTGAAAAATAACTTGTATTTGCAGAAAATGTAGTTATATCATCAGTAAAATTATAACCTGCATTAATTATGTTTGTTCCATTGATTCCTAACAAGTTATCTTTGGAATATAATGCAGCTGGATAATTTAATATTATATTTTCTATAGAAACCCTAACTAATTCCAACAAAGAACCATATTTTGCAAAATATCTTGCATTTCTTTTATCAATAGAAAGATTTAATGATTTATTAGGATTAAATACTGAATTTTTCTTGGAAATCTCCCCTACAGATTCTAAAGTAACAAAATTAGAAAATTTCGGTGGAAAATATGATCTTCCTACTGAAGGTGAGAAGTTTGTAGTAATATCCACACCGCCAACTGTATAAATAATACTTGCGGTTTCATTTAAAACTAAATCATTTGTTTTGTGTGGGTCAATACCTACATACTTTTCAGCCATTAGATGTTAGAGATTGTATTAAAATCTTTAGAGAAGTCTATGTTTTCTTTTTCTTGTTTTATTTCGTAAAGTTTTTCTTCTGTTACGTCATCCTTAATTACATATTCAGTAAACTGTTTATAAATTTCGTCATTCTCATTATAATAAGTTCTAACTCCATCTGCAACAGATTTAGATTGATTACCATACAAGCCAATTGCTAAAGTATCAAAATCATGCTCAACTAATTCAATTTCCAAATGAACTGGATCAAAGAATGTTGGTGTAATAAACACTTCTTGATTTGGCAACCCAATGAATGGAACCGCATTCGGTTTTATAGAAGGTGCTGAGGATGGGGTTACAGTACAAAATACCAAAGAACTATTATCATTCAATCTATATTTTACTCCCTTTTGAGTTGTATTATTTAGATTTTCGCTAACTGGTTCAACTTTATTGTTTGAAGTTATAATTCTAAACAAATTTTGTACTTTTTTCTCATCAGTTGTAGGATTGGTTGCAATATACTCAATTCTATATCCAATAAGCCCTCCATTTTCAAACTTTGAAACATCTTCTGAACTCACAGTTGTCAAATCAAACAAAACACCTCTTATGTCAGGTTTTGATGAAAGTACACCGCAATCAAGAATTCTGGTTCTTATTCTTTTAGGTCTAATATAAATATTATATATCCCTTTTTTATTGAAAATTGCTGTAGGTAAAGTTAAATTATAAAGTCCTCCTAAGATAGTTCCTGCATCATTGGGGTCATCTATTTTCTGAAGAACCTGATTTGGGTTCAATGTTAAAACTTCTGTAGTATTTATTGTTCTATCTTGACTGTATGTATAAAAAATCTCACAATCACGAACTTTGAAGTCTGCACTTCTTTTTATGCCAAAAACACCTGTTGCCATTTTCTTTTTTTATTTAATATAAATATTGTTTCATAAAATTTAAATCACTTATCTACAACATTAAAAAAATTTTGTCCATATTTTACCATTTGACCAACTGAATCTATTTCTGAAAGTTTTAAGTGTCTTTCATTTATATTAACAGTCCCTCTATCTACAACAACATCGTTATCTATAGTTGGCTCAAATACAATGTTTAAAAATTTTTCTTCATGTATCAATGCTTGTAATACAGTATTATAATCACGAACTCCTTTTGTATAATATTTGAATGTCGTTAAATCAATCGCTCTAAATTCCCCTGTTAAAGGATTTCGAACAATTCTTGGTACTAAAAATGTTTCATAAATAACACCTGTATTAGGGACATATTGACCTACATCTATTGCTCCACCTATTACATATGTAACACTTGAATCATTAAATTCTAAAACACCTGTGAAATCTGAAGAAGGAGTATCAGAAACATTTAAATTGATAATAAAAGGATTATTTTGATTGTAAGATGAGACAACTTCCAATTGAGATTCGGTGAAACCTGTGACCAGATATTCATCAAAAGTATAATAATTTTCAATATTCAATCCTGAAATTCTTGTGAAATAATCAGGTTCTGAATTTATGATTTCATCAGAAGGTATAAATTCTTCATTTGTAAAAATTCCAATATTGTCAAAGGTCTGCTCAAAATGAACTAAAAGATTGATAAAACTTTTATCAATCTTGTTATATTTTTCATTTTCATTTATATAATCTTCTGCATTAATAGGGATTTCTGGGATAGGGCATCCATTTTGATCAAGCAATTTTTTACTAATACCTGGTCTAACAATTGGATAATCCTTATTTAAAAAATCCTCTAAACAAATTCTTTTTTTTATTGTAATCATAATAAATCTGGAATATAAAAATCTATGTATAAGTCAGAGCCTACTTGAGATATAGTTCTATCATTCATATCTATTTTATACTGGCTGATTCCATTTACACTGCTTAATGTATATTTGATATAATTATATGCATTAAATTGCTCTATAGGTAAATTTGGAAAATCATTAGCTATCAAAGGAGTTATAATACCATCTAAAGCATTATGATATGAAGCTGTCATATAAAAACTGATAGGGTATTGAGTGTTTGGTGG